TTATAAAATTCAAGGTTATGTGAGTGTGCTTTATCAAAAAGTTTATATTCCATTTATTTTCTCCATATCTAATTGTTTTTGTGCTAATTTCCATTGTTCGAAAACTTTTTTATCGTGACTAAAAATTACATCACTATTTACTTCTTTGTAACGATCATCATGTTCACTTTTTCCATTGAGATAGTGCATGTGTTCTATAACTACCTCTGGAACAAATTTTGCTCCAAGTTCCATCCAAAAATTATCCATAAACAAATGTTTTAAACCTGGTATGGCCATATAACCAAGTCTTTTAACTATCTCAGTTTTCATAACACAATGTGTTGCTAACCTATGTCTTTGAAGTAAATCATCACCGTATACAATATTTGATTGTTCTAGTTCTTTTTCAAAAATTTCATCAAACCCTTTTGTTCTTACATTGTGGTCATCACCAATAAAACCAATAAACTCTGTATTAACCTGTTTTGCAGCCATATTAACAGCTTCACACATATTATTTGCTGGAACATGGATAGTTGGAACATCTAGGCTATATTTTTCACCTTCGTTTAACACAAGTAAAATTTGAGCATTTGTTTTACAAGTATTAAAACAATCAATAGCTTGTTTTGCTTTATCAGGCCTACCCTTTGATGGTAATAACATGGTTATCATACAAGTTTAAGTATTTCTTTTGCTACATTTATACTGTTAAATTTTTCTATATCTTTAGGTGGTGCGACTATGAACTTAGATAATATTTCACCTTTTTCATCAACATCATAGATAAGTGCTGCCTTACCACAAACCCAACCCTCAATTGCAGTTCTACCAACATAGATTGATGAAACCATTTCACAATTTTTAGTAAATTCTTCAGTATTCCAAGTTGGTGCTATTTCTTGATCTCTACCAACAAATACTGGATCCAAACCTTTTTCTTTTGCAACTGATTTAATATCTTCGATTACATTTTTTCTCAAATGATCTTTTGGACCAATAAATAATAATGTTTTATTGCTACTAGTGTTTTTTTTATTAAATCTATCGAAATCAATTGGATTCATTACTTCAGTAACAGAATCAGGGTGAATGCCTTCTTTTATAACCTTATTTTTAATTGTGTCTCTAATTGCAACATAGTGGTCGCAACCAACCACCGGTTTTTCAATAGGCCATAGTGATTCATTTTCTGAATGAATAACATTAATAATTGGGCATGTGAAAGTCTTTTGAAGCAATGATGTTGGTTCAAAATGTGATGAAATAATTAGATCTGGACTTAATGATCCTACCTCTGGAAAATCGACGCATTCTATTCCCTCATTTTCGGCTCTTTCTTTCATTTCTCCACTACAGTTCGACACAATTGTCACCGTATGATCGAGTGATTTCAATGCACGCGCTAATTCATATGTATAAAGTTCTGAACCAGTTAAATCGCTGAATTTTAAACACGATAGTACAATTGATAGTTTCTTTTTTAATATATTTAACTTTGGTTGTGTATATATTGGTTTATCATTCACAACTGCCTTTATGTATTCTGCGTGACGATCAACATAAGTTGGTAATGCTACTTTTTTAACTTCTTTTGAGTAGTCTATTACTAACTCACTGTGAATATGTTTTTCCAGTGCATTAATCCAATCTCTAGTTGTATCTACTAAGTCAACTCCGATTAGTTTTGATGCAAGTTCTTGATATGGTCTTACATTTGAAGCAATAACTGGAATATTGTTAACCAATGCTTCTTGAGCTTTTATTGATGATTTTGAGTCATTGAATACATTATCTTCAAGTGGACATAAAGCTACATCAACATCACTATAAAACTCTGGTAATTTGTTTTGTGCAAAATCTTTGTAGTCACTTGTTCCTTCAAAGCATTCAACTTGTGGCATTTCTCTATAGAAATCATCAGGAATACCACCCAATATTTTTAATTTAGTATCTGGATACTTACCCAATATATAAGTCATTGCTCCCCAAAATGGAGTGTGGAAAATATCAGCATGGTGAGTAAATCCACCTTGCCAAGAAAAAACAGTTCCTGTGTGTTTTTTATATTCTCTTTTTTTGTAGAAATCTAAATCAAC